TCTTACCAGCTGGCTTTGATTTAGCCTTACCAGCTTTACGTTTACCTTTCTTGTTAGGCATCAAGCGAATCAAAAGATTCAGTCTGACCATTTACGCAGAAATAAAAAGCAATATGATAGTCTCTACGTAACCGCGTAACATACTTCCGATCGTACTCAAAGTTCACACGGGAACAATGAGAATAAATAGCTGGATGGTCCAGCGGCACAATACTACTCATCGAACGAAAATAGTTCTCTAGCGATAATTGCTCCATGAGATTGAAGCCAAACACATGTTCCATAAGTAAGCGTGAGGCGTGGCTAATAGGACGAACAAATCGATGAATTGATTTATTAATCAGGGCGAATTGTATGCCACAATTATCACGATACCAGGGATCAAAAACTTTGAGATCATATCGATATCCATTAGTCAACCTGTGATATGCAAGAGCCATGTCTTGCAAAATTGGACACCCAGGATAATTAGCAATTAAACTAAAGGATTTAGCCCTTAATAACTCTCGCCGTTTCTTTTCCCCACTGTTGCAGTATGGTTGATCGGCCCAACCAAAGTTCAATAAGATCTTTAGCGGGTCAGCAATAACGGTTAGTGATTCATAGTCAAACACTTGCCCACAAAACGAAGCCAGATTCACCGAAGTGTGGTATTCCAACTTAATGTTAAATCCCAAATCTGAATACATTTTAGGAGTAAATACAGGACCATCATAAACACCCACCAAATCATCACCTTCAACAACACAATCAACATTTTTAAATCGTTTTCCTCACACAAAAACAAATAGACCATTAAATTAGTAAAGCCGTTACCTAAACTAGTGTTCATCTCACCAGACATACGTTTCGCAAAAAACGTCACGTTTATCCAGTCTCTAAAATTAAAAAAATTCTCACCAGCTATAACATTCGCCAAAATATCCATGAATTCTTTATGACCATTCAACAATTGGGTCATATAACGGTAGAGCCTAAACTCAATAGCGTGCATGATCTTAGCAATAAAGCTAGCCTCGTAGCCGGTGTAGTCCGTAGACAACACACGCGCTTCGTAGGGCCCGCCCATTCCATAAACCACACCGTTACGGAGTCCAAACCTATCCTTCAAGAACTTAGCACGGTCAATGACAGGGACAGCCTTAATAAATTTATCGTTTGCAAAAACAGCCTTTTCAATCGCACGGAATATGGGACCACAGTAAACTTTAAAGCAATCATCCCGCGAATAGATACCCCTTGG